TGCTTGAAACCACGCAGCGCTTCAACACTAGGCACTATGTATTATTTAACATATTTAAGAAAAGCGGTGAAAAATTAGTGAATACCAAAGATGACTTCTCAAAAGTTCGAAATATATCAGGATGTCCCACAGGCATGAAATATATTCTTGGCCCATTCATATACGCCCTACAGAAGTTCATGTATGAAGCAGACGACGCACACGATAAACCTGGTTCTGACATGGAGTTATCCGAACAACTTAACGCAGCCATCGACAAATTAGACTATGGATCTAAGCTGGCAATAGAAATTGATGGCAAGTCATTCGATTCTACCCAATGGAAGCAAATATTATCAAATCTCGATAAAAAATTTTATTTAGCAATGCTTGATCTAATTCCTGAGGAAAGCTTACATATAAGCAAGAGCCTACTTTTTAGATGCATAACTTATTTAGACATAGTCGGACTATCTCCAATGATCGGGTATCTTATTCTAGGCACTGTTGCTTCAGGAAAACCAAACACTACATTAGGTAACACTATGAGATCGGTATTTTACGTTAGATACATTTGCTCACAAGCCAACATATACGAGGGAGTCGACTATACACTCAAATGCACCGGAGATGATATATTAATCATTATAAATAAACACAGAGTCAACGACTTCTTAAGTCATTCCGAATATACATATGGAACAAAACAAAATCAACTCGCCCAAAAAGCTAAAAAACTACGTGTATGCCAAATACACGAAGCCACATATTTATCTATGAGAATAGTCAATCTTTCTGGCAAATTTTATTATATTAAAGACCCAGCTAGATGCATATCCAACTCATTTTTGTCGACTAAAATAACTCCTAATATGAAAGAGCAAACTGTCAACAATATCAAAAACTGCATTTTGCTTAGTTTACGACAAACTGTATATTGCTACCCAGGAATACAAGGTGTTATAGATAAAATACAAGTAGGCGATATCAACAATGAGTTTTACAAGAAATGGGTGGAAAAACGTATCAAGAATGACAAAGATCTAAAAAGACTTCACTACAATGGCGTAAACCTCGGAATTTCTGAATTTATTCTGAGCAACCCTAACCACACGAGAGATTTCCACATTTGGCTCAAACTCGTATACGGTATAACTGACGTTGACATTAAACAGAACTCCAGGCAAACACTATTCTACAAATACATGAACCCCACGACGGTTGATATACAAAATATGTACCCTATAAAGGAACCCGAAGACCATTCGGTAATCATAGCAAAATTGAAGACATTCTTCCAAAAATCGC